AGAGGAACGTATGGTTTAAATTAGTCCAAATGCTAAGAGGTAGAGGATATAGCGTTACTAAAGTGCCAGATACTCATGATGCTTTTATAGTTAAGAAAGGCGATAAGGAGAACTACTTCTACATATTCGGTGGTCGTGATGAGAGGTCACAAGATCTTGTACAAGGCTTTACAGCGGCAGGCTTTTTCTTTGATGAAGTAGTGCTAATGCCTGAGAGCTTTGTAAATCAAGCGGTTGCTAGATGCTCAGTAGAGGGTGCAAAGATGTGGTTTAACTGTAATCCAGAAGGACCATATCATTGGTTTAAAGTGGAATACTTAGATAAGTTAGAGGAGCATAATGCATTGCATATTCACTTCCTACTTAATGATAATCCAAGTCTTAGTGTTAAAGTAATAGAACGATATATGAGGACATTTGCTGGCATATTCTTTGATAGGTTTATCTTAGGATTATGGGTACTGGCAGAAGGTGTAATCTATAGTATGTTCACCAAAGAGATGGTAATTAAGAGAGTACCTGATGGTGTAAAGATGGTGCAACAATGGATAGGTATTGATTATGGTCAAGCTAATGCAACAACATTCCTGTTAATAGGGTTAGGCAGTGACAACATATTTTACTTTTTGGATGAATACTACCATTCAGGTAGGGAAAACACAATACAAAGGTCACCAAGAGGTTACAGTAAGGACTATTTTAAATGGAAGCTTAAGAACGGTGTAGATGGTATGCCTGTTAGGCAAAAGGCTACGTTCATAGATCCAAGTGCTAAAGGATTCATAATGCAACTACATGAGGATGGTGAACGTAATTATAGACAAGCTGATAATGATGTATTAAAAGGAATAGAGTTATGTAGTTCATTAATAGAGTCAGGTATGGTAAGAGTACTTAAGCATTGCACACATACAATTAACGAATTAAGTTCTTATAGGTGGGATCCAAAGGCACAGCAAGATAGAGGTGAGGATAAACCCATAAAACAGAATGATCATTGTATGGATGCTTTTAGGTATGTGGTCAATGGCAATCGTATGCTGATAAAGCACATGCTACAAACACAAACAATACAGAAAGCTAATATGGGAGTAATAAAAACAAATATGGCATAAATAGTTTGCTATACGTATGTACAAGTAGTTAGTTATATAGTATAATGTATATAGGTTAAGAGATACTTAACAAACAGGAGGTCGGATGACTATGAAAGAAATTAAAGTATGTAGACGGTGTGGAATGACTTACGAAGAAGATGGCATTTTATCGATGATACCAAACAAAATATTTATTTGTAACGATTGTGGTGATAAAGAGGAAATGGCAATAGCAAAAAGATGTATGGAGGACAACAACCTATGAAAGAAGTTAGAATTTGTCCAACATGTGGAAGACTTTATTATGAGGAACCAGCTTTATCAAGGAAAGATAACAAAACATTAATTTGTTCTGATTGTGGTACACAGGAAGCAATGGAGATAGCAATACAATTTATGAACAGGAATGAATATGTTGAACCAATGATTCCATATGTAGCAGAAGATGATGACGATGATTGGCTTAATGATTTATAATAGCAACAACAAGGAAGGCTCACATATGTGGGCTTTTTCTTAGTTTAAGGGAGGTGAAAAGAGTGACAGGAGTAACAATAGTAAAGGCAAGTGGTAAGATAATAGGCTTTAAAATGGAAGGCCATGCATGCTACAACCCAGGGGGTCCTGATATTATATGTGCATCATTAAGTGCTGTATCACAAATGACAGTTAATGGCATGAATAAGTTAACAGATACACAAACAATTAGGGTATGCAGGAAAGATGAAGGTTTGTTAGTAGCAATGATATGGAGAGAATCAGGCGATGTGGTAACTGGTTTATTAGATGCATTCGTTGAGTTTGTGCAAGACTTATCACATGATTACCCACAATATGTGGCAGTAGAAGAAACAGAGAGGAGTGATTATTTATGGTAGTTATAACAGAGAACATGGCATGGCCACCGATGGATCTAGAAAGACACAAGATGAGAGAACATAGTGCTTGGTATAGTGGTGAAGCAGAAGTATTGTCTAACTTTTATTATGATAGTAAGTTGCAGGACTTTTTAAGCTTTAATTACAGTTCATGCAACAACAACAAGTTTTGGGCAAGGCAAATAAAGAACCAGTCTAATTTCTTTATTCATATCCCTATTGCCAACGATATTGCTGAGACAAGTTCAAGCTTTTTATTCGGTAAGACCCCTATCATACGATTTGATAGTAATGCTAGTGATATGGATCAGGCACAAAAAGATCTAGATGATATGTTAACTAAATCAGGATTCTTTAGTAAGATAGTGGAAGGTGCTGAAGTAGCTAGTGCTATGGGAGGCGTATTTGTTAAAGAGGCATGGGATAGTGATCTAAGTGAAGAGCCTATACCAATGATAGTACAGTGTGAGCAATCATTTCCAAAGTTTAAGTTTGGCAAATTAGTGAGTGTAACATTTATGTATGAGTTAGCAGTTGTTGGATCAGCAGTTTATAGACTTGGTGAGGATATACAAAAAGGCAAGATAATAAACACATTATATCAAGGAACAGCTGATACACTAGGCATAGCAGTTCCATTAACTGATTGTGATGCTGCTATAGGCATAGAGGCTGAGGTAGTTACTCCTGACATATTAACAGCACAATACATACCCAACTTATTGCCCAACCGTTTGAACAGACAAAGTTCATCAGGTAGAAGTGATTATCAAGGAATTGAAACATTGATGGATGCTTTAGATGAGACATTTAGTGATTGGATGGTGGATGTACAAATAGCAAGAGGCAAATTACATGTGCCAACAGGCTATATAAAGGGTATGTCAGATGGTGATGGCAAATTTAACCTTGACAAAGTAATGTATGAGGAAATGGAAGTTGATCCAATGAACGTTCCTGATCCAATAACGGCTACACAATTTGCTATAAGAGCAGATGAATTTGAAAAGACAACACTTAATCTTATGGATAGGATCATAACATCTGCAGGATACAGCCCACAATCATTTGGGTTAAATATCCAAGGTAGGGCAGAATCAGGTACGGCATTAAACATAAGAGAACGTAAGTCATTCAGCACAACGTTAAAGAAGCAATCATATTGGGAAGAGGCACTAAAGAACATAGTTAAGTCAATGTTGCTAATTAAGAATGCATATCTTGGTGGTAAGTTTACATGTGAGTTAGATGTGAATGTGGCATTTAGTGAAAGTATAGCAAACAACTCAATGGAGGTGGCTACATGTATCAAAACTCTAAGTGATGCTAGTGCCATAAGTACAGATACAAAAGTAAGAATGCAACATCCTGAATGGACAGATACACAAGTAGATGAGGAGATAGAACGGATTAACAACGACGGTAGTGTTGGTGTACCAGTTCCTAACCCTGAAGACTTAACCCAAATGGGAGAGAATCAGTTAGGTGGTATTAATAATCAAGCAAAGGATAAAAATGTACCAGATGTCAAGCAGGAAGGTTCGGGTAACAAGGTAGTAACGCAAAAACCTAAACCAGAACCAATAATAAAACCAAACCTTGCTAAACCAAAGAAACCAGTTAAAAAATAAAAGGAGGTAATACGAATGGCAACGAATGAAAATATCAATGATATGCTACTAAATGATGTAATGGCAATATACTTAGATGCAGAGTTTAAGATGATGAACAATGTTGCTAAACGTGTTGCCAAAGGGGCACAAGATACAGGATGGAATGAGCATAAGCTTAGTGAAACCAAGCAATTAAAGGCTGAGATAGCATCACTGTTAAATGATTCTGGGGCACAAGTTAAGTCTATGGTGTCAAAAGGGATCATAAATGCCTATAAAGGTGGGGTAGCCAGTGCAGTAGAGGATAAAACAGGTCATCATACAGCACTGGATAGTCTAGCTATACCACAAAACTTGAAGATGCTAGTCTTGGCAACGAACAATTTGCTAGATAATGCATCTTTTCAAGTGTTACGAAATTCGCAAGATGCATATACAGAAATAATGGCTAAATCTACACAAGGTATGTTAGCTGGAACAGATACGAGGATACAAGCAAGTCAAAAGATGCTAAATGAATTTGCTGCTAAAGGTATAACGACATTTGTAGATAAGTCAGGTAGAAATTGGAATTTAAGTTCATATGCAGAGATGTGTGCTAGGACAGTTAGTTCACATGCCGCATTACAAGGCCACATAGATAGATCACTTGATCTTGGTGAGGACTTAGTAAAGGTAAGTAGTATTGGTACAACTTGTCCAATATGTGCTAGATGGCAGAACGTAGTGTTGTCAATAACAGGCAAGTCAAACAAATATCAGTCAATGGATACTGCTAAGTCAGCAGGATTGTTTCATCCCAATTGTAAGCATACAGTAGGCATGTGGATAGAGGCGTTGGATGGAGAAGGCAAGATAGAATGCAACCCTGTAGACAAGTCGGATTATAGCCAACAAAGGAATGCACTAATTGAACAACAAAGATCGAATGAAAGAAATATTAGGTTGTGGAAGAAAAGAAAAGAGCTGGCGATAACACCTGAGGAAAAAGCTAAAGCAATCAGTAAAATAGGGTATTGGCAAAACACCAACCTATTGCATTGTGCAAAGAATGACTTAAGACGTCAATATGCAAGGGAAGGCAATATGCAAGCCAAGAACGTGATGGTAACTGGAGGAACTACAATAGATCATGAGGAGTTCTTTAAGAAAGTTATTGGATCTGATCCTAAACCACTGTTTCACCAACTAAAATACAACTTACAATACTTTGGTAGTGATGATGTACAGTATGATAAGTGGTTAAAAGAAGAAGTAACATCAATGGATCAACTAAATGTAGATATGTCTTACTTAAAGGATAAGAATAATAAAGAATATACACCTACGTCTATGTACAAGAAATATATAGGAGATAATCCGGGTACCGACTTTGCTGAAACAACAATGTATGGCAAAGGAACAAAAGAGTACAAGAATGCATACAGCAAGTGGTTAGTAGATCAAGCAAGTGAAATAGGGGTAGGGTATAAGATCAAACCTAAGTTTAAGGAGATCATAGAAATGGTGCCTTATGAAGACTTTGGTTTATCAGCTACTGTATTTTATAAAAAGTATCATGATGGAGCAAGTCCTACTGTAGTATTCAAGGAGTTGGTCAATGACGGAATGGTTGGAAAAGGTGACTATGCCAAGTGGTTAACTACAAGCCAAAAGATCCTCATTCAAACAGGTATTAAGAAGACAGTACCTTATGACAACACAACAGTACAGAAGGCTGCTACAGTGGTTGTAAAAGCTAAAGTATCTATTGATGATGCCAAGACGGCGGCATATAAACTAGATCTGGATCAAAAAGTATCAGGTTTGTACTCAGGTTCAGCAATGGTAAAGAAAGCATCAATTGCATTAGAGGAAGCAAAATCTACTGGGAATGTACCTGATATTGATTGGGCTAAAAAGAAGTACATGATAGCCAAAGAGTATGATATAGCAATAAATACAAAAAATGCTAAGACATATAGCAAAGACGACTTAAAATCTAAAATAAATGATCTTGGAACGACACTGATTTCACAAACAGAATCAGGAGCATTATATACAACATTAAACCACATTGAGGCAAAAATTAAGGTGTGGGAAGATCAATTAAAGTTTTTACAGTCAGAAGATGATAACATAAATGCTGTTAATAACGCAGCTAGAGCCAAGCTTAGAGCAATACAGGATGCAGAGATTAAAAAGAGTGGTGGATCAAATTTTAGTACAAATGATGCTGTAGTAGAGGCATGTAGGAATATGCCAAGACGAGCTAGGTCAGAAATTAGAGAAGATCTAAATTATAACTTTTTGGAAACAGCGAATCAGTTTGATAGTAGTATCACGATAAGCAATTCAAAAAGTAAAACCAAATGGGACACTTCAGATCATAGGCAAGCTGCTGATAAAGGAACTACAAGAATAAAACCACTACAAGCACTACATGATTACACATCAGGTTCAAGACCACACAATTTAGCGTTTAAGGACAATGATGCATCTAACTATTACTTTGATCATAGTTCAAGATACACAAGGGAGCAAGCACAAGCAGTAGACAAGAAGTTAGATAAAGTATTTGAAGCAGAAAAAGGACTTGAATATGATGTGGTTCTAAGGCATGGTAATAATGCTGATGCGATATATTCTATGTTAGGTGTAGAAGATAGTGATTATGATAACTTTACTACAGAGTTGTTTCATGATAGATTAAAAGAGATGAATAAAAATTCTTTAAGCGGTATAAATCAAATCGTACAAGAAAAAGGGTATCTTAGTTGTTCACCTTTCTCTGATCAAGGTTTTACAAGCAAGACAGTAGAACTTAGAATACTAACACATAAGGGGACAAAAGGAACATACGTAGATTCAATGTCCTATTATAGTGGTGAATACGAAACCTTGCTAAAGAGAAACCAAACGTTTAGATATGTTCAAGGGGTGTATAGGGATCACAGTGATAATGTGATGACACAAATGTATGAAGCAGAAAGGGAAGCGAATACAGGCTCAAGTGGTGAATATATCATATACATGGAAGCAGTTCCTGAATAAGTGAAAATAGTAGTGTACAAATCAAGTGGGACGTAGTATAATGATACTGACCAAAGTAAAAGGAGGTTAACATATGTCAAAAACAGGATATGAAAAAGGTGGCAACGGAGGAGTTCCGGGATTACTGCTAAACAGTGATCTAACTTGTAAGGATTGTGTTTTAGTTTACACACCGGATGAAAACGTAGGAACATGTGCTAGATTTAGCATAAAACCAGCAACTGTATTAGAAGGAGGCGAATGTGATGCAAAAGTCAATGAGTAACAGAATAAAAGGAGCTTTGTATGCATTCGCAATCGGTGATGCAATGGGAGCAACTACAGAATTTATGTATCCACCAGCAATAAGAAAGAAATACGGTGAAGTAAAAGACATTCTAGGTGGTGGATGGCTAAACATTGAAAAAGGTCAAGTAACAGATGATACTCAAATGACTTTAGCTGTATGTGATGCAATCGAAAGAAGTGATGGTGTACTTAGTCTTTTAAACAATTGTTGTGACAACTTTACAAAATGGTTTGAACAACATCCAATTGATGTAGGTAATTGTTGTAAGAAAGTTATAACATCATGTAAAGGCAAAACAAATGATCAATGGATAAGGTATTCAAACAACCCAATAAGCTTAGGAAATGGTAGCCTTATGAGATCATTGCCTATGGTATTAAGTGGTCAATCTGATGAAATAACGAGGTTACAAGGTAGGCTGACACATGGCAACTCAGTATGTGACAATGAACTAACCATATACAGACATGTTATTAGGATGTGTTTACGAGGAAATGAGAAGTCTGTTGAAGAGTTATTCCTCAAACCAATCATGGAACCCTATGGTCATGTTACAAATACACTTTACAATGCAATACATTGGGCTATAAAATGTGATTCACTTGAGGCCGCTATAATGTGTGCAGTAAACATGGGTGGCGATGCTGATACAATAGCAGCAGTAACAGGCAGTATAGTTGGCTCAATATACGGCTATGATGCGATTCCACAAAGATGGATTGATCAACTCAACCCAGGAATCAAAAAAGAACTTGATCATTATGCAAAATTATTTATTAAAATGTATAAATAGGTATGTACATTCCTCGTGGATATGTTATAATGTACATATACCAATTAACTTATAGCTGTCTAGGAGGACAATAATATGTATGAAGAAATTAAAACAGGTAAATTATTCAATATAATCATAGGAGGCCCAGCAACACTGGGATACGGAGCTTCAAAAGGTGTACTAATCAAACAAGTTGGAAGCAAATCGGAAAAAGAAATGCTAACAAAAACCTTTGAAAAGAACTTCAAACAAATAATTTAATCATAGCATTAAGGTAAGGCTACCAGATAATGGTGGCTTTTCTTGTGTATAGAGATAGTTTTCAGATGAAATAGTCCAAACCTGCGACGATAAAGGCTGAGATTATGAAGGTCCTCATACCTTAACATGTGAATCGAAAGGAGTAAGTAAAATGGAAAAGAAGGTAGTATTAATTATTGGTCAGGGTTTTAGTGGTCGCAAGGCGATTGCGATGAATTTACAGTTCTTTGCTGAGATAGGTGATGTGGTAACAGCTAACGCTGAAACACTTGGTGCTGATGATACAACTAAGGCAACATTCACAGAACTATCAGATAAGCTAAAGGGTCTAGGGTATGATGTTTTGCTAAATCAAAGAGATAAAGCTGAATTTATACCATCATCTAGATTAAGTGAAGTGGTTGGTCAAAGGGAAACATTTAAACAGCAAGCTGAGCAAGCAAACATCGAGTTGAATAAACTTAAAGGTCAAACAGGGATGAGTGATGCAGCTTTGTTACAAATCAATGGATTGATAACACAAAACGAGGAATTGCTTACACAATTGCAGGACGCAAACGTAAACCTACAAATCATTTCATCTGCAAATGATGCTATTAATCCTAAGGATGTACTTCCTTTCATTGATATGAAGGCTGTTAAGTTGGACAAGCAAGGAAATGTAGTTGGTGGTGTAACAGAAGAAATTGCTAGAATAAGAGTGGAAAAACCCTACTTATTCAACAAGGTTGCAACCCCTCCTGCTAAAGGCGGTTTTGATGCAAGTGGCGCACCATTAGTAAGCGGAACACAAAAGTCTGATATGAATGCCGCAATTAGACGAGCTGCTAATGGTCCAGCAAGAAGTTTTAACTAATAAGGAGGAAACAAAATGAAAAAGATGAAATTGAACATTAGATTTTTTGATGTTACAGCTGGAACAGTAATTGATAGAACCGGCGCAGAGGCTTTAATCCCAGAGGATGCCTCAAGAGAGATTATTCAAGGAGTTCCAAAGTATTCTTGTGTAATGCAAGTAGCTACAAAGGCTCCAAACATGTCACGTAAACAAAGAAGAGTACCAGTACTTAGTACATTGCCTATGGCTTATTTCGTAGACGGTGATACAGGATTGAAACAGACAAGTGAACAAGCATGGGGTAATAAATACTTTAATGCAGAAGAACTTGCTGTTATTATTCCTATTCCAGAAGCAGTACTTGATGATACTGACTATGATATTTGGGGCGAAGTTAAGCCACGTATTATGGAAGCAATTGGTATCGCTTTTGATCAAGCTGTTTTGTTTGGAACAAATGCACCTGCATCATGGCCAGTAAACATCCTTGCATCAGCTGTAGCATCAGGTAAGGTTGTTGTATTAGGAACAGGCGTTGATCTTTACGATGATTTATTAGGTGAAGACGGTGTTATTTCATTAGTTGAAGAATGTGGTTACATGGCTACAGGACATGTTGCTTCCATGAAAATGAGAAGTAAGTATAGAGGTTTAAGAGATCTTCAAGGTCAGCCACTATTTAAAACAGGTATCCAAGGAGCTACTTCATATGAACTTGATGGTGCACCTATTTTCTTCCCTGAAAATGGTTCTATGGATGATACAAAAGCTTTACAGTTCTCAGGTAACTTCAAACAAGTCCTTTACACAATGAGACAGGATATTACTTACAAGATCCTTGATCAAGCTGTTATTCAGGATTCAACAGGTAAGATTATTTATAACCTTGCTCAGCAAGATATGGTAGCTTTAAGAGCTGTTATTAGAGTAGCTTGGCAAGTACCTAACCCAATTAACAGACTTGATACAAA